TAGTCCTACCGTCTGAGTCTGGAAGGCGGAAAGGAACACCAACCAACACTCACAGCTTTTCATGTGTCCCCGGCGGGCAATAGTGGTAATCTGCAGAGATATTCAAAGTATCATACCACCTCACACTATCCATCTGCCTTAACCGAACTAGACGGCGTAGTCGGAACTTGTTACTTGGTGACTTGTACACCATGTGAAAACATTGCATGGTTAGGTGTAGGATCTGCATTTTCTTTTTGATCCTCTAGCCACTTATCATATTCTTGATCTTCCAATGCTTCAATACCTGCTATGTAACCTTCTAAATAAGCTACAGTCGTAGGTAATGAAAAATTTGTACGATCATGTTTCATATAACTAATCGCATTATATAAATGTTTTCTAAACTCTAATGATTTACTTTCGTATTTTGCCATTCTTTTTTTCCTCTTGTCTAAATTTGTATTCATCATCAATTAATTTTTGTATAAATCCACCCATGGTGCAGTAATCTGCTTCTGCCATTGGTCGTGCTTTATTATACACAGCGACCTTGATAGCCACGGATTTGTATTTGCTAGCATCCATTAAATAACTCCATATTGCGTTAGTAAAAAAATAATAATTAGACCTATGGCCATAAACCATTTAAACTTCATAATGATTGTGGTGACAATCACTGCGGTAATTAATATGTACATCATAGTCCTAATTTCTTAGTATAATATAAGAATTAATGGTATGAATGTCAATAGGAGTAAATTATGTTGAAATTCTTTTTAATTGGGTGGATTTGTGTAGGGTTCGGATATGATCAGAAATGTGTCAGGGTAGGCTCAGAGGTGATATTTGAAAGCTACGAGGAGTGTGCTCAATACTATGACGTTGTATCAAAAGTTCTTTATGATCGTGATGTATCTGTGTCTATGAAATTTCACTGTGTTTCTTCAGGTTTAGTTGAAGATTTTTTATAGACCTCTCCTTACGTAATTAGGCAAGGTACCTTCCTCTAAATACCAATAATAAGCAGCTTTCCAGTCTTTTTTGTATTCTGTTTTTAAGAAGTCAATTAGGTCTTCTTCTTTTTTTTGATCACTTTTAAAAAAATTTAAAAAGTGTTCTTTAGCTCTATTTGTCAAATTATACATAATTATTACTCCTGAAAGGTTTATACAGAGGAAAAATAAATTTAGTTTTGTTTTATTAGCAAATCAGCTATACTTCAAAATCTGCTTCAAACTCAACATCTTTTTCTACAATAGGGAGGTATAAAGTTTTTCCATTTACTCTTTTGACATAAGATTGTTTGCATAACAAACAGTGAAACTCATCTTTTTTTACACGAAACATAGGAACAATGACGTGTTCATAAGAACAATTTGGACAAAGTGTTGCTTCTACTTTATCATCTAGTTTTTTATCTACTTCGCCTCGCCCCATGAAGGACCTACCTCCGCATCTAATTTAACTGGTACTTGTAATTCTACTGCGTTTTGCATTATCTCTAAAATTTTATTCTTTTGTTCGTCACTGTCAAAAGAACAATCGAGTTCATCATGTACCTGAATATGCGGTGTAATACCCTCTGAGTGTAAATCAACCATTGCTTTCTTTGTCATGTCGGCGGCTGATCCTTGAATAATTTTGTTAAGTGCTTTGTATGTAAAGGCTCGTCTAATTTGTTTGCCATGCTCTCGTTCTGCCTCGTCCCTGGGCAGTGGTTTGTGGACTCCGTATCGTGATGGTTCCCACAAGTCAAATCGACACTTTCGACCTAACAACGTTCTTACATGACCGACGTCAGCAGCTTTCTTCATGGTTCGCTCAATCATTTCTTTTACAAAAGGCACACGACTATGATATTTCTCAAAAAGGTCCTCAGCTTGTCCTGGTGTCAGTCCTAACTCACTAGATAGTTTCCCCTTACCCATGCCGTAAAACAGCCCTAGATTGATCGTTTTAGCCTTTTTACGGTCTATTTTAGCCATATCAGACACCATGGTATGGAAGTCTGTGTTAGGATCTTCATGGTATGCGTTGACAAATTCATCAGCTCCTTTCAACCCGCCAGCAGTTAAACTAGCTAGGTGAACCACAAGTCGTGGCTCCTGCTGTGAATAGTCAAACGCACCCCATTGCATTCCTTCCTCAGGTTTAAAGATCGAGCGTATCATCGGTCCCAAAACCTTTGAAGACGGAACTTGTTGTAGATTCGGTGTATTGTAGCTTAATCGTCCTGTGACTGTGCCACCACCATCTCCACGTAACTGGTTTATCTCTGCATGTATTCTGCCGTTATGTTCATGCTTTAAAATTGTATCGATAAATGTTGTCCGAGCTTTGTTATATTCACGTGCTTCGGCAACAGCTTGAACCAACGGATGCTCGTGAGTGCGGAGGAAATGTTTATCGAATTTAGGAGCACCCGTCAGTTCGGTTCGTGCATAGGGGATAGATAATGCATCGAACATTTTTGATATAGACTTAGCTTCCCAAACGTTGATAGCAACTCCCGTTGCCTCTTTTATTTTTTTAAGATTACTATTTTCTTGTTTTAGTAAAGCTTTCTTTGTTTGTTCTGCTTGGTCTACGTCAACTCTAACACCATTCCATTTCATGTCGATTAAGACAGGCAATACCTGGTGTTCTAACTCATTAACGTGAGTTAAATCTTGTGCAATTATTTCTCTTTGTAAGACATCATAAAGTTTAAGAGCAAGCTCTGCGTCTTGTTCTGCATAAGGCCCGACATACATAGGAGGTAGTCTCCACATGTCATTCTTTGCATCTACACCCCACTCTTTAGCTGCTTCATATAAAAGTGTTTCTGATTTTTTTTCACCCAAATAATCTTGTGCTACAATATTAAGTGAGTATCTCATTCTATTCTCATCAAGAATTGGTGCCATTAGCATTGTATCCCAAATCTTAGAAGTAATTCTCATACCCATGCGTTTCATCCAACCCACGTCATACATAGCGTTGTGACAAATAATTTCAGGGCATCTGTCTAATAAATCTTGAAACTGTCTCATGAAAACTTTTTTGTCATAGTTACCTGGAGCGTCATGATCAATTGGAAAGTAACCTTTAAATCCTTCCCATGCTAAAGCGACACCAACAACTTTACCATTACCTGTAGCCCACCCTGGTCCGTGGTCCTTGATTCCTGGATCGTAAGTCTCTAAGTCAATAGCAACAGGACTTTGTCCTTTGTAATCAATACACTCAGGACAGACCCATTCACTCGGAGGAGCGAACAGAGGATTTTGAATCGTCATCTTTCTCCCTTTTCTTTGGTAAATATACTTCAGTCATTGATTCGCAATACGGACAATCTAGAAAAGTCACTATGTGATATATTTCTGATTCTTCACTAATATCCTCATCTTGCATCCATCTTAATTCTGTACCACAATGCCAACAGTTCATTTTTTTAATACGTCTTTCCATGCTTCTAAATTTACGTTAGCTACGTCTTCAACTAAAAAAGGTATCCAACGTTTATCTATTTCAATAGGTTGTGGCCAAGTCTTTTTGATGGCTTTCATTTCTTCTTCTATTAAAGACAATTTTAATTTTCCGTCAATATATACAAGTCTCAACGTAACACCTCCAAGTATTCTCGATCTGATTCTGAACGCACTAACCAAAGCTCTTTTTTAGCTCTTGTTGCTCCTACATAAAATACTCGGTGTTCATCATCAGGGTTATTAATTAATGCTTCTTCGGACTTACGAGATAAGTCTAACAACAACACAACGTTATCAGCTTCACCACCTTTAGCGCCATGTATTGTTGAAATTTCTATTTGTGGTTTTTGCCATATATTAATACCACGTTTCATTAACTGTCGTATGTACATTACTTTACCGTAAGGAATTTTATCTAATGCTTGAAACCATGTAGCGTTCTTATCTACGATCAGTCCTTGATTAAACATTAGTTTTTCATAATCAAATTTTTCTTTCTCATCTAAGTTTTTTAAATTTTTATAATTACGTTGCACACCAATACCGGAACTCATGTATTCATACATGGCTTTGACACCTTCCAAACCCACACTCTCACCTTCTGATATTTTATTCCATGATGCGATAGCGTGTTTAAGTTTGTCCGCTATGCTGCTTTGACCAAATCGTTGGTAGTAGAAACCCTGTTCCAAGAAGAACTTTTCAACTTTATTAAGTATATATTTAGTCCTTGCGAGGACGAGCCACTCTTTATCTTTGTAGGGAATCGCTTCGTGTGAATAGACTGTAACAACCTTGCCCTCTTCATCTTTTGCTTCCCATTCTTTTTCAACTCTATCTTTGATGTTTCGAACGATCTTGGATGCCACGAAGTGGTGGGATTGAGGTATTCTGTAGGATTTATTGAGTACAACAGAAGTGCCAGGATAAGACTGAAATGTATTAACATCCGCTCCAGCCCATTTAAAAATAGCCTGGTCGTCGTCACCTGCTAAATATGCCCTTTTACATTTAGAGATAAGGTTTGAAACAACTTGCCACTGTACGAGCGATAGGTCTTGCGCCTCGTCAACAATTAATACCTCTATCTCTGGCCATATGTCAGGTCTAAGATTAAACTCTAACAACATGTCAGTAAAGTCATATAATTTTCTATTTTTTTTGAACTCTTTAAGATATTCAGCAATCTGCTCTAACTTACGCCAGCCACCCACAATGTGACCAAACTTAGAAAAAGTATCATACAAACCAACACCTGTGATACGAGATAGATCTATAATTTTTAAATAAGGATCTTGTTGTATAAAGTTTCCGTCTTCATCGTGTGTATCTTTCGGTGCAAGATCAACTTTTAGTATGTCAGAAATCTCATGATAATGTTTTGACTTCATCACATCATTAGTAGATAACCCTAAACATTGAAATGCTAAACTATGTATGGTGCGGAAGTAACGAAAATCTTTTTGATCGAGCTTAAACTTATAGGCAGCTCTGTTTATAGCTTCGCTTGCGGCCTTCTTAGTGTAAGCCACGAAAGCTATATCCTCGGGTGTCAACTGCTTTTCTAACTCTTGTTCAACAATATTAAGTAAAAACGTTGTCTTACCTGTTCCTGGTGGTCCATAAATCTTTTTGACTCTAGAATGGTACATCGGATTTAACGTTGGGAACATTTAATTTCTTTTCCTCTTGTGGTCGTGGATCAGGTATAAAGAATAAATTCTTAACTGTATTTTTGTTAAGACGAACTTGCTTTGAGTCACCACCTCTGTCACGAATAAGTGAGCCCATTTGTGTAGAGCTAAATTCTTTAAATTGAACTTTGCGAAAATATCGCTCCAAGCTAGCCAGTTGAAAAAATACTTTACCTTCAGTTTTCCAGACACAATGATTTAATACTTCCTCTGCCTCATCAGCGATAGCTTGATTGTATATAAAATCATCCAGATGTGAATTAAATTGTCCTTCTTTTGTTACCTCGTAAGGCATCTTAATAACCTCACATTGTTCTAATAATTCTCTTATTCTAGCTTCAAAATCTCTCTTTGACATTTCAACAGGTAAACTGGTGTGTGTTTCTAGCACCTTCTTACGAAACATTCTTTGATCCATGAGCTCATCTGTCGTGACTGTAATTCTTTTACCATCCACGTCTAAATGCCATACAGATTCATCTGACTCTAATTTAGTCAGATTAGCTATGTTCATTTCAATATCGTCTCTGCCAATACCAAACTTTCTAATACGACACTTGGAGCTATCACAGTGATTACGCATTGGCACGTCTTTACACTTGTAGCCATATTCTTTTTTCTCATGCTGATCAATTTTTGCTTTAACCTGATCGTAACTCATTGGCGGTTGACAATATTTTGTGTTGAACTCCATGACCTTGTTTTGCCACTCACCAGGTCCAAACTTCTTTTTTGCATAGACACAATAGTGAAATACCACATCATCCCTCGATCCTTCAAAAATACCCATGTTTTGCATGATTTCGATGCATGGAGGTCCGTCAAAAGTGGTCTTTTTCTGTTTTAAGGGCTTTACAGATAGGTTTTGTAGTTGGTCGTGTGTGATTGCCTTCTGAGAAACTAAATTAAAGAACTCATCGAGCGTTAATGACTCCCCTTTTTCGTCCATGGCGTATCTGCCAGACATATCTCCCTTAAAATACGGAAGATTAAGAAAGTTTCCTGTGTCACCACGTTCTGCGTTTAATGATTCTTGTTTTGGAAATATCTCACAATCAGCAAATCCTAACACTGAAGCTACCTCTGTTAGTTTTTTGATAGCATCTTGAGCAGGCACAGGTTCAGTGTAGAAAATAAATAAGTGAAAGCCTCCCGACTTTGATCGGCAAGGTATAATTGGTAAATTTAATTTTGTGTAAAGTTGTATAGTCTTGCGTACATCTATAGAGTAATCGTCAACATCAATACAAGACCAAGAGCAAGTAGCATCATCACGTATGGGGATAATACCAAGACTAGGATCATTACCCTCAATGTGGTCTTTCCAATGCTTGTCAGTGACCTCTTCTTTGATGATAAAGGCTTTACCACCAACTTTGCCACTTTCTTTCTTTTCCCCTTTGTAGAATACTCCGTGAGCACGTGTTAACCCACCAAATATTTCTTTGAATTTTAGATACGCTTCCATTCAATAAAGAGGGGGACCGAAGTCCCCCGTGCAAGTTAAAAAGGATTGTCAGTATCTGGTTTATCTTTTCCAGAACTCTCATTCGCTTGTTCATAATTGACCTCAACAGATCCTTTTTTGACAGCACCATGAAATCGTTTGCCCTCTTCGTATTGATTAGCCGAAACGACATCACCTCTTTTAATATCCCAGCTATACCAGTCACCTTTATCATTAGACTGTGGCTTCGTGGTAAGCGTATATGAGTAGTACCAACTAGGAGGATTGATGATTTGTTCACCATTTTTCACCTTAGCTGACATTACAAGACTGTTCCACTTTCGAGACTTAGATAATCCACTCACCTTCATTGATATAAGGACTTGAGAAGTGAGTCCTTCACTGTTTGTAAGGAGGCAGTAATGATTGTGAGTTCTTTCTAAATAAGTCCCCTCTGGAAGCCTAGCTTTACCCTCTGCATCTTTTTTAGTTTTATTCCACAGAGGAGTATCCACAGGGTGAACGACAGGGGCAGAAGAACCAGTACCTCTGTCTGTCCATTCAAGTGCAACAGGCTCAAAGTAACAAGGTATAACTGAGATACCTTCAGTACCATCGTGGAGTTCTTC